GTCTATGGACAACAATCAGACCTCCCCTGTGCAGGGCAACAGCCAGGACAGGCTCGTTGACTCAGCGCTGGGCAAGCCCGCGTCACAGTGGTCACCAGCAGAATCGGAAGCTATGAGAACAATCTCAGGGGGATAAGGAGCAATAATGGCACAGACAGCCACAACCGGAAATCTAGAGAATGCCCAGAAGGTCATGATCGCCTCGGCCCGATACACCGAGGAGCATAACGCTCCTATGATGGCTCTCACTGAGCAATTCGGACTGAAAAACGGCGAGAAGCAGGTAACGGTGCCCAAGGTAGCGCAGATGTCCATGAGCGACCTTGCCGACGGTCAGGACATCATAGACGAGGAAGACATCGGGATGACCACCGTTGACCTTACGGCGGCAGAGGTAGGGGCCAAGGTGGTCTTGACCGACAAGCTCGTCAGGCAGTCCGTGCCGAACGTGTTCCAGATGGTGGGACGCCAACTTGGCGAGGGCATGGCGAGAAAGAAGGACACCGACGTTCAGGCTCTTTACGAAAATCTCAATAGCGGCACAGACCTAGGGCTGGCTTCTAGAGAGTTAAGTGCTGTTAACCTTGCGGGCTGTATCGCATTTGCCAAGGCCAATAAGTTCGGCAGCAAGGTATATGTGGTTCATCACCCCAACGCCATAGCGGAGTTCGTAAAGAGCGCCGCTGTTACTCCTTCGGCAACTTACCCAGTCCCACATGGATGGTCAGAGGAACTGCTCAAGGATTTCTATGTCGGACTTAGGCCGATGAACGGCGTGCCGATCTTTGAGGCTGGCAACATCCCGGCAGACTCAGACGGTGATGGATACGGTTGCATCGCAGACCAGAGCGCGATGGCAACACTCACATCGGTCAAGATGCGCACAGAACGCGAGAGAGACGCTTCCCTTCGAGGCACCGAGGTCGTAATCACAGCCGACTACGGTGTGTTCGAACTGGACGACAGTAAGGGCGCACCAATGATTTATGACATTAGCGCCCCGACAACTACAGCCTCCTAATGAACACGGCTGAGAGACAGGCATTAAAGAAAGAGCTTGCCAGTTACGGTATAAAAGGCGAGTACCTGAAGGAATGGCAACCGAGGGAAGACCTATGGAGGCACGCTCCTAAGTTCAATCTTGATGGCTCCCAAACTAGGCCAGCCGGGGCTATAGTGCCGAATCAACCGGCATATATGGACCACAAGCTCAGAATGGCCGTGAAGGGAGTCCTGCCCTGGAAGCCCACGAAGGACTGCCGGTGCAAGGCTTGCAGAGAGCGCGATTGGGACAGGGCGGTGGTCAACGAAGAGGGGCATATCTCCATACTCGTCAAGGAAGAGGTATCGCCCTTCCAGGCGTTCGAGGACCCTCCGAAGCCTATCGTGCCGGACGAGACCAAGTGCCCCGACTGCGATTTCGTGGTCAAGGCAGACAGCAAGAGTCCAAAAGCCTCTCTGCGCTTTCACCGTTTGGGGAAGCATAAAGAGGCAAAGGTAGCGTAGGACGCATAAACGCATAAAACCGCATGGCTGTAACGATTGGCCGAGGTCGTGCGGGGTAATCTTATCGGCTGATCGCAGGGCATAGAACCTGTAAATATGACCTTGAAAGGGGTTTAGATAATGGCATTTCCAGCAACAGTAAGTGGATTTTATGGATGGGAAAAACAAACCACCTCTACCCAGAAGCAAGTCCTTGGGGCTGAGATGGCTTTTCCAGATGGCAGGAAATTTCGATATGTAGAGAATGGCGCTACTGCCCTTGAAGAGGGGCATATTGTGGCAAGCGAGGCTCCTGTAGCACATCACGATGAAGACCTTGCAGTGGCAACAACGGCTGCTGGCGCTAGCTCAATCACCGTCACGCTTGAAGGCACTGCGGCAGCAAAAAATCTCTATGCAGAGGGATACCTCTTCTTCAACAAACCAACGCTTTCAACAGCAGGATCAAGGCTCTGGTACAAGATTAAGAGCCATCCTCAAGCTGACGCTTCTGCTACGTTGGCTCTAACTCTTGATGAGCCAGATAAAACCCAAATTGCGGTTACTAACGGCACAGAAACAGCAGGTCTGATCAAGAGTCCTTACAAGGATGTGGTAGTAGCTCCCGCCGCTGTAGCAGGGCGGTTTGTGGGCCTTACAAATTGCCAGATTGCCGCCAACTACTTCGGGTGGGTACAGGTTGCGGGGATGGGAGTTGCTTCTATGGACGGAACACCTGCCATTGGAACACTCGTTGGCGCTAGCGGCACACACGCTGGTTCACTGGTTGCTGTTGGCGCAGATACTACTCCTGCTCTTGCCAGAGTGCATGGCAAAGTAGCTGTAAACGATGAGTACCATGCAGTCATGCTTATGAACCTGTACTAAGCATAAGTTAACTCTAGACCCCGTAGGGGAGGGGATCTATCCTCTCCCTACGGGGGCGCTTATCAGAATAGGAATAAAGGCTTCGCATTAGAATGCCGTTTGGTTTTCTGCGAAGCCTTTCACTAAGGGGACGGATTGTTAGGAACGAACGGTCACAAACCGAACTTGGACTCTTTCCTCTGGACTCCAGAAGGAATGGCCCATACCGACGTTAACGATATCGAGGTGCGTCGTCAGAACGAGCGACAGACGGCGGTCATCTACAAGTTCATGTTCAAGTACAAAGGCAAGCAGCACGAGGTGCAGGTGGTTGCCCACTCGGACGTGACGAGAGCGGAGATCGAGGATAGAGCTGGCGAGGCCGCTGAGAACTGGATGCGGGGCATAGACGAGAAGGAACACAAGCGCCCTCCGACCGCAGAGGAACGCATTCAGATCGGCAAGGCCATGAACGAGTTTTTGTTACAGGCTAGAAAGAGGGGCGAGTCATCTAACAACCGCCTCTACTATCCGGGGGTAAACTAATGGTCAATCCGCAAATGTATGTCAAAGTCGTATCGGCGAACGAGCAACTTTTGGTCAAGGGCATCAACGAGTCGCTGGACGGCGTGGTGGACGCCGGAGGCTCCGGCACGTTCGAGACCCTTGGGGCGGCGGATGACGCGCTGGACGGCGGCGCCTATTCACTCTGGGTGAAGCAGGGAACCTACGCGGCAGGACTGACCGTTTCCACCAACAATGTTCTCATCACGATGGAACCTGGAACAGTGGTACAGGCAGCGATCACGCTATCTGGCGACGATATAGCAATGGTGCTGGGCGCGGGTTGCGACATACAGGGAGTGGTAACGCTGAGTGGCGACAGATGTTCACTTATCTGCCAAAATGGCGTAAACCTAGACGGTCTTATAGTTAGTGGCAGCAACTGCTATGTGAACGGCGGCGGAACAGGCACGTTGGTCGATGGAGGCACCGCTAACCATGCAATCGCCACATCGAACCTTGAGAATATTGTGGAGAATATATCTGCCCAGACCACGTCGGGCGGTAATTACCACGGTGTGAACGTCGACGGGAACAGGAATATCATCCGAGGCGTGAGCGTTGAGGATGCAGGCGATGACGGCATCCGAATCATTGGCGGGGCTGTCGATAACCTTGTCGAGGGCTGTATGGTGCAGGGCGCGGACTTAGACGGCATCGTCATTGACGGCGCGCGCAGCCGCGTTGTGAACTGCGTCATCACCTCTGGTGTGCATGGAGTCGGCATCGCAGTGGAGTCTACGGGCGACAACTCCGTCATAATCGGCAACTCATCCAACTCTGCTGGCAGCGCCATCACACTTGATGCTGGTGGAGACAACTGCATCGTGGACGGCAACCGGACAGACGGCGCCATTACCGATGGCTCGACTGGCTCCACCATCGGAGACAACGACGCCACAGCCTTCTAAGGAGCGAGCATGGCCTTCACAGCAAACCAAAAGGCTCAGGTTGACCGCCTACCTGCGGCCTACTTCAAGGCGCCTATAGGCAAGGCGATGACGGACGAAGAATTCAAGGCGATGATGTCAAATAAACTAGAGGCCCTGACCCCTGATCAGATTCGGGCGCGAGTGAATATCACCGGCATCTCATGGGGAACTGAGATCGTGGTCAACTTCTCGGCTGAGAACGACTACACTGACGACCAGAAGCAGGCCATCCAGGCGGGGATGCGTCAGGGCGACAAGATGGTCAACCGTGTTGCCGAGATCGTAGCTGCTGGTCCGTCCATCGAACAGCGAGTCGCAACCCTAGAGGGGGGATAGCGATGCTGCGACACCCAGAACGCGAACTCAAGGCGAAGATAGCCGAGCCGGACACGACCACCACGACGAACAACAAGAATGATTCTAAATTATCAGCAGTCGCTGGCGACTAGGCAGAGTGATTCATGCCCGTTTTAGCTGACAGGACAAGGATTCAGATCGAGACTGCCATCGGGTATAATCTCGGGGCGATCTTCGAGGGTTCTTGGACCGCAGTTTCGTCTGCTACTTCCAACACCGACACGAAGTGGAAGGGCACGGCGGACTCTGCCAACGGCAGATGGCTCCACGCTACCTCTGGGGGAGAATCGGGCGAGATCGTGCGCGTTACGGACGATAACGGGTCTGGGGTGCTGACGCACGATGCCCTCACCGGAACCCCGTCTACATCTGAGACATACATGCTCTGGGACGAGAGGTACAGGCCGGACGCCATTCACTCATTCATAGATTCGGCAGTTCTCGGCCTTTATGGCCGCGCCTACAACCCGGACGAGAATATCACCCTGTTCGCAGACGGCGTTCAGACCCGGTTCGATATCCCTTCGGGCTTCTCCATGATCAACCGCCTGGAGTACCGTTCCAGCGTCAAGGAGAAGGTAATAGACAGCGCCAACTCCCAATGGACTGCCGGAACTAACGTAAGCACCGAGACTGTCGATCAGCTTAAAAAGCGCGGCAAGTCTAACAAGTTGACTATCGGCTCAGTGAGTATAGGGGCAGTGATTGCCCACAACACTATCACGTCCATCGACATCTCCGACTACACTCATGTCGAGTGGTGGGCAAGGGCTTCTTTTGACACGACGGCGGCGGATTACAAGTTGCTCTTGGACGACACCGCTGGCTCTGTTTCGGCGATCGAACTGCTGAATTTCCCCGCCATGACTGCCGACACATGGACTTTCTGCCGGGAGCCTCTGGCAAAGGCAGACCAGGATACGGCTATTATCTCAGTGGGCATAGAGGACGACGTAGGAGATAACGACAACCAGACCCTATGGATAGACGATATACGGGCAGTCCATAACGACGAGGCTATCTGGACGCCGGTTTCCAACCGCCTCTGGCACATCGACAAGAACAACCGATATCTAATCCTATCCAACGCGGGGCGTTCGACCATCGGTTACTCGATGATGAAGATCGTGGGCGGTGACGAGCCCACGCTGCTGACAGCCAACGCTACTGTCAATGAGG